GATTATTAGTAATTTAATACACAATAATCCATGGCAACAGAAATGGTCAATTCAGCTACATCAGATGATGACCAATCGAATGATCCTTGAGCCATATTGACTATAAATGCTCCCTTGATTACCCACTCACTTACTACATCCCCTACAGGACCTAGTACGTTAAGAGTTAAATCTTTTTTATAGAAATCAGAATATCCTGCTCTACCAGTCACAGACTCGTAAGAAAGTCTTGCCCAATCCATTACAGCTTGAGCACCTGAAGGTGTGATTGGATCATATAGAGTCATATCCATATTTTCCCAGTTTCTCTTACCTCTAATTTTTCGGTAAGTATTCATATGATCGAGTTTAACCTCTTCATCAGTGAAAGAAGGAGCCGTTACGTTTTTGATCATAAAGCTTGGAATAGCATCAATATACATGATGAATCTATTCTGCACTTTAGGCTCAAAGGCTCTAAACATTATTTCGTTTGGATCTAGTACTGCCATTTTGTTTCTTTATTATAAATATCTGTAAATTAAATTACGCTCCAAAAGTTGCTCCAGTAGGCTCGATAGTGAAATCAAGTACTACAAATTCTACTGTCTTAGCTGGCTGAATAAATACTTGACCGATTAACTGATTTCTATCAATTGTATCAGCAGTATTGTTAGTATCATCCATTACTACTCTATACGCATAAAGACCCTGTCTTTGAACTACTGATTCTAAGTAAGGATTAACAGTAGCTAAGAAACTATTTCTAGTAGCAATAGTATTTTGTTCGAATACTAAAGTCTTGGCTGTGTCTCCTAAGAATTTCTTAAGCTCGATTAATAATCTTCTAACGTTAACTCTATCCAGAGCGGATTTTTTCTTCTGCAATGTTTTCTGACCAAATACTGAGATTCCGCTTCCTGGGAATGTAGCAATTGGGTTAACATTTGCATTATATAGTGTATCTCTTTGAGTTCTTGTAAGTTTTCTTTCAGCTTGAATTACATCGCCTAATCCACCTCTAGTTAAACCAGCAGGTGCAAACCAAGGTGCTGCAGCTCCATCTGTGAAAGCATATACTCCAGGGATAATTACTGATGCTGGGATCCAAACTGTTTTACCTGTTGCAGATAAAGTTTGTAACCAAGGCCAGTAAGTAGCTGTATAAGAACTATTAACTGTAGCAGCAGTACCAGTTACATTTGATACCATTGCTCCATGATTTTGTAAATCAATTACTGCGATTGCATCTCCTCTTGACTCAGCAAGTGAAATGATAGAATCTAATTGAGTTTTGTGATCTCCAAACTCATAAATCAATCCTGGTGCAGAAATTATATTAAATACGTACTCATCTTGATTTGTTAGGATTGAAATAGCGTCTGCATAACATCCTCCTGTAAGACCTTGAGTGTCTGTACCGTTAATGTTATCAAAGTAATTATCTCTGTTGCTACTTCCTTCTACGTTGGTACCGCTACCATCATAGAATGATCCTGACTGTACTGTAGGTAGAGATCCAGAGAAAGAATTTCCGCCTGCATCAACTCCTACACTTAGTCCGTCGTTACCTACATAGTTAAGAGTCTGTCTTACAGAAGATACTCTAATATATTTTGATCTGTTTACATACTCTCCTACTGTATTGATGTAGTACTGTGATCCATCAGAAGCTTTCGATTTATATTGGTTACCGATTACAGCTTCGATATAGTTTTCAGATTGTGGATCTAATGATAAGTCGTTCCAAGTTTCTAAAATAATTTTATTTTTAGAATTATCGTCTCCTCTTCTAACTAATAGACCAAAGGTACCTGTAGCATTATCTACATTGACAACTTCCCATCTAATGTTATCTGCTGATCCCGACTTTAAAGAACCGTCTGTATTTTCGTCATATCCTACTTCATTATAAACTGAACTAGTTACGTTATTATAGATTGCTCCTTTTCCTAATGTTTCAATCCCGAAAGGTGCATCTCCTCCATCTGCAGCTGCAATATCTGTGTTGCTCGCTACTCCAAAAGATCCTGTAACAACTCTGGTTACAAGCATTGAGTTACCTCCTTGATTAAAATAAGATTTAACAGCAATAGATGTAAGGAATTCCTGCTTAGTTGAACCAGAAGTGAACGTAGTACCGAAAATGTTTTGGTACTGTCCGTACGAAGTTACCACAGTTGGTTCTTCTACAGGTCCTTTTACAGTTGGTCCAATAATTGCTGCCCCTGCCTCTAGAGCGGCTGGTGCTATGAAAGATAAGTCGTTTTCTCTCGCTAGTACGCCTGGGGAAATTAATGTTTCTGCCATGTTTTGAAAATTATATTATTGAGTACTCTTATAAATATC